CCGGATGAGGCCGAGGTCGCCGATACAATATGCGAAATCGCGCGATAATAATAGTCTACCGCCATCACCGGATGGATGTGTAAATTCAGCACCGAGTCTCCAATACGGAAATGCATGCTTACTAATTCGCGACGCGTTCGCATCGGATCATTTCCACCAGAGTAATCGCCACTCCACGACTCGTTTCCATAAAGATGCTTTATCCAGGTTTGTTGTTCTCGCAGTTGTATCATGTCACATATCCCTGCGTATTTATCTACAAAATATTTCTCACTCTGGAAATAACCGTGAAGACACAGCGGTTTCGGATACTTCACGGATTCGGTGGGGACCGCCATATACTGAAATCCGATTTCATCCCACCGTGGCAACGACTGAAACATTTTTTCGGTAATTGGAGTACTGGGTGTGAGATATCGGCGCAATCCACGCAATAATGTGGACCAATGTGTATAACGGGGGTGTCCGGGATGGCCGGCTAATTCCTCTTGATGCATAAAAAAGAATGTGTCGTGATTGCGAAGGGCCGCCGCGATGACTGTGAATATTTGGAACAGCTGGTTCCCTAACCCGCCCATAATGGTCGCCGTAATCATTGTAACAATATATAATACAAATGGTCTCGGTTTAAGTTCGTATTATAATAGAAAGTCCCTGAATAAGAACCATAGCGCGGGTATCGTCCTCCAGCTTTCGTATTTCATTACAAATTTCGTCGTATTCCGTTTCGCCAGTATAAATAACCAGATAAAACTGGTTCACGACCCTAATAAAATCGCGAAACCAATTCATATGTTTTTCGTATCCGTGTCTGTTTTTCATACGATACAAGCACGAGCTAAATGTTATATTTATTGGAGGAGTCATTTCGCAAAAAAACGAATATGATGATAAACATATAAATAATTACAATTATTATATAAAACGAAATATTACTCGGTATATACAAAACAATACAATGCTTCGCAAATTTTCCGATATAAAACACGCCGTTTACATCAATCTGGATTCGCGTTTTGACCGGCGCGAATTATTTGAAAAGCAGGTCGCGGAACTCTATGAACGATACCCGCGGGATTTCGCGTTTGCGCCAGTTGCGCGTTTTTCGGCCATCCGGGACGCCGAGAACGGTGCGATTGGTTGCACGAAAAGCCATATTGAATGTATTCGTATTGCCAAGAATAATGGGTGGGATCACGTTCTCATATTTGAAGATGATGCGTTGTTTATCCACCCTGAAGTGCTAGTTCATCAAGTGTCGTCGTTTCTCTCGCGGTTTCGTGATGAATGGGACGTCGTATTATTTTCCGGGAATAATTATCCGCCATTTAAAATAGAGGCGCCGGACTGTTTTCGGATTGCGAATTGCCAGACGACCGGGTGTTATTTAGTATGTAGTCGGTATTATGATACATTACTGCGTAATTTTGAAGAGGGTCTTGCGGGACTTACTGCGAACCCGGGAAACGCGTCTGTATATGCGTGCGATGCGTATTGGAAACAACTTCAACGTGTCGACCGATGGTATCTTATTACGCCGGTATGTGTAATCCAGCGGTCGGGGTATAGTGATATTGAAAAGATGGACGTAAATTATGATAAATTGATGACTGACCTTGTTAAAAAGCCGTCGCAACAAAGGCGTATGTAGGTAAGCGCCTTTGCGCTATGTGTCTGTTACATACCGGTCTACGACCCACCATCCGAAGTCTCTATCGCTCGGGTAATGAAGCCCCGCCATAATTCGGACATTCGCGCACTTGGTTGCGACTTCCATAATCGCCTGGGTTTTGGCGGGAAATTTTCGTGCGAGTATTTTCGCTAAATAATAGGTCTGAACGGCGTGACCGGAGGGATATGCGGGGGTTGATGCGGAATCTGAACGTAAAAGAGTACCATTCGCCTCATTGATGATGTCAGGTGCGATTTGTGCGGGTCGGGCGCGATTATAGAACCATTTCACCATTTTCGTTATGAAGACGACGCGAGTATGCGTTATAATGTGTTCCATTTCCGCGACGGACATTTCGTCGGGTGTAATAATCGGGGTAAATGCGGCGGCGGGATTCATATCCGTAAGTCGGAAAAATGCAACATCACTTGGCATTCGCTTCATAATATATTCTGCGACGACGATACGGATCTCCGCGCGACTGTCTGGGAATGCTTTACCGAAACCGGGTAGTGTGAGATTAAATGAAGGATACCACCAATAATACCGCGTAGGTTGTACGAGGAGAATGATAATATACACAATCGCTAAAGCGACGAAAATACGGAAACGGTCGGGGTCACGTTCTACAATATGATAATGATACGAATTGAAACGGTCGCGTAGTTCGGTCACTGCGCCACTCTCTTTTTTAGGAGGTGGGAATCCAATCCAGGACCGAAACTCATTGACTCCTGGTAGAACGACCATTGCTGTAATATATACTAGTTGAAGCATATATTACGGGGGGATGCGGAATGTACTCCGTAGGGGTATTTACACGCGAAGGGGTGTAGGGAAGCCGACGAGATTGGCGCCGATACCGAAGCCAGCACCGGTCCTGGCGGAAACAGCCAAACTAGGAACATAGGTATCCAAAATACTGAAGGTGGCTGCCGCGGTCAGAGCAATCAACGCGACCTCATCAAACGATAAACTACGTTTGGGAATAGCGTAAGCGGCGATAGCCACCATAATACCCTCTACCAAATATTTAATGGTTCTCTTCACGAGTTCGCCTAAATCAAAAACACCAGACATTTTGATTATTTATTATAAATAATGTTAAGAAATTAATATTTACAACAGTCGTGCGTTAAATCACTTAAACAACTATAATGTAGTATATTATACATTCCATTCTTTCATTCTTCCATTCATCCATTCTTCCATTCTTCCATTCGGCTCCATTTCATTCCGCTCCATTTCATTTCGCGATGTCTACTCCTTCCGGCGTTGAACTAAAGCACACCAAAACCGGTGTTGTCAATCCTAAATATATTGACTTGTTAGAAGAAGACAAGCCCATCGCAGGACAGAAGTTCGCGTGTTTGTCATTTGTTTCGCCAGAATCCATTTTGAAGCAGAAGGAACACTTTTTATTTGAGAAATTTCTTCATTATTGGGACTATCAAAAGTCAATGGAGAAGTTCATCCAATTTCTTAATTTCGTTTCATTTAAGCACCACGTGAATTTTGATAAATTGACTGCGGATTTTCAGGAGTTTGCTAAAGAAGAGAAGGAAACGCTTCAGAAGACGAATATCTATGACGAGTATAAGACCTTTTTGGACAAGCACGAGGACGACCTTGAGGCCGAATTCAACGAGAAGCACAATTTCCAGACAACTGTCCGTGGTTTGAAGGTGCGCGGTGTGTTCGGTTCACAGAAGGAGGCCGAGTTGCGTTGCCAGATGTTGCGTGAGGTGGATCCGAACCACGACGTATTCGTCGGACCGGTCGGGTTGTGGGTGCCTTTTCACCCTGACGCATATAAGACTGGTCGTGTAGAGTATATGGAGGAGACCTTGAACCAGTTGATGGCAGAGAAGAAGAAGAACGAAGAGCAGGCCAAGAATGAATTTGACAAGCGTGTCAAGGAGACGAAGACGAAAGCGATCCAGGAGAATATCAAGTTGGCGAAGGAGAGCGGGAACAAGCTCACGCAGATGTTGGCGAAGGATGGCGAGACGTTGGTGGATGCGAAGCCGAAGGACAGCGCGGGCGCGGCGGGCGAGAGCGAGGGAGTGGGTGGCGGTATTTGGAACGCGGCGGACGAGTCTGCGTCAGTCACGATGACCGTGGAAGAGATGCGCAAGGAACTGTTTGAGAGCGAGGATGTCGTGATGGATAAGAATAGCGACCACGGGTTGTCGCGGTTGGCAGGGGCGGGCAATTAGTATTTGAATATTCTAAATGAAAACAAGGGTCATTATTACTACTGGGATATACAGTAATAATAATGTTATGATTATGTTATAGATTATCTTATCTACCATTTCTTGGTAAATGTAACGTTGGCATTCCAGCCACTCGACTGGCTGTAGCCACCACCAAAACTAATAGATGAATTCTTTGGTTCGGCCGTTACAGCAGAAAAATTAGTAGAAGACGCTGTCTTCGGTTTCGTAAATTGGAGAGTTTTCATTCAAGAACGAATAATGATGAGTTCGTTATAATAAACCATAAGATTATAATTCGGTGAATATAGTCCAAGAGATTATAATGATATTATTACTGGTCGTGTGAATTCGTTACCTAGACGGACTCTGCGACACAGTAATAATAATCCTTGAAGACTGTTTTGTCTTTGACACTGCGACTCATTTTGGCGGTGGAAAAGCCTTCAGCGACGGCTGCTTTCGCAATCGTATCCCATGTTTTCAATAGTTGATTTGAATTGACTATGCGTTTCTCGACTTTCTTGCCGGTGGTTGAAATTTGGACACTAATCACCGGATTGGCCTGTCCTTGAATAACGGCTTGTGTCATCGAGTAATAATTTTCACGTAAACCCAATCCGTAATAGCCTTCATTCGAATTATTTTCAGACCAAATCGTCGCCTTAAGTGCGTTCGGGCACGCATTGAGGTAGGTCTTCAAATTCTTCAAATCGGTTTCACTGGGTGTCTGTCCCACAGAGATTTTCCATTGCTGATACTCTTTCAGGAGTGTAGAATTCAGGATTTTGCCACGGTCGGAGAACGTACAGCACTGGAAAATAAAGGTTTCAACACTGAACTGTGTTGGGTTTTCGGCCTCGGTTGCGATGACCTTCTTGTATTCCACTGTCTTCAACTTGATACCTTGATAACCGTGAATACGGTCGATGCGCTTGGGTTTGAATTTCACGTCCATATAATGTTTCAATGCGTGGAATGTTTCTTTGGCGGGTTTCGTGTGCGACCAAAGACGAAATCGCCCTTCAAGGTTTACAGATTCCTCTTCCACATCGGGGCGCACGATACAGCATGTTGCTACGAACTCGTCAAACTTTTGTGTGAGTTCATTTTGTGGGAGAAGAATGTGTTGGGTAAAGGGAGATTCGTTTTCGGTCGCGACGACTTGAAGCGCCTGCGACTGTTGCGCGGTCTTCTCGCGGAGTTCATTGTTTGCTAGGGTGAGGTCGTGGATGGCCTTCGTTTTTGCTTCGAGGTCACTGACGAGTTTTGCGTTCTCGGCCTCCAATTCTTGATTGCGTTGAAGGAGACGGTTAAAATTTTCCACATTGTACATTCTGGATTGGATGATGCCGTCGATATGTTTTGTCAAGCGGTCAATTGTGAAATTGGTGCTGTCATATGCGATGATTTCGGTTTTGTTTTTACCGGCGACTTCAATCGTGCGAAGTTGGCGCTTGATTTTTGGATGCGATTTGATGTGGTTCTCAATTTCAGACCTGTTGGTGACACGAAATGCGGCCGCGAGAATGAAGTTCGTGTATTTCTTATGATGGTCTGCGACACGAGTGGAGAGGTTATTGGTGTGGCCGAACTTGATGAGTTTCTCGTTGTCGGCGTTGGTGTTGTCAATGGTGCCGAAGTAAATACATTCCGTGTTAACTGGGAACTGGCTGATGAGGGTTTTTTCAATTGCGCGTTTCTTTTCTTGGGTAAGGGTGATGGTGGCTTGGTTGAGGGTGATGGTGGCTTGGTTGAGGGTGATGGTGGCTTGGTTGAGTTGTGCGTTTGTTTGTTCGAGTTGGGCGCGGAGCTGATTTGATTCTTTGTCGACGGCCATAAGAATAATTTCTTCCAAGCGCAAATAGTAGTCATGGATTTCGCCGGCCTTCTTTGTCTGTGCTTTAAGGCAGAGAAGTTTAAAGCAACGAATAGTAAGTTTGATGGTTTGCTTATTTTGCCCACCATTCTTTGGTTTAGCTGGAACGGTTGATTCAGCTGGTTGTTCTTCATCACTACCACCAGATTGTTGGTCTGTTTTTGTTTTTTTGAATTCAGGAATTGATATAGTATAATCTACATTAAGTTTGAAGTTAGATTCAATCATTGGTTTTACGTGCGCCTTTTGTGTAAATCCCAACCATTTCCACACATCATCCAAGTCAATAACAAAGTCAGTATTCTTATCATAATTCAGGTAACAGTAGAAACTACTAACGAATAATTGTTGTTCGAATGTGCTGAAGTTTTCTTGGATTTTTTCGAGGAGAAAATTGTTGTATGTTTGTGACAACTTTGTAATCGGATTTTTTTCAATCAGTTCAACGATGTTGAGTGTAGCATCAGAGGCGGCGCGGGCAGAAGAAGCGGAGGACATCGTTATGAGCGTATGTTATACTATGTATATACGGATGTCTTTAAGTTGTTTTCACACAACGAAAACGAACATCGCGAAACCGCTTTAGAATATTAAAGCAAGATAAAATTGAAATAAATAGACGGTGGATAACTGTTGTATGTAATACACGGTCTATACATTATGCCCGAGTTCACACGCGATTTGGAGGAGCTGGTTTGTCATTTCACCACTAAAAAAATCAACCTAATAAGAAACCTGGAGAAGAACTACCGAGAGAATATCCATTATATCAAATATCCAGTCACGGCTGATGGTAAAACGAACAAACACGGCGGACATAACCGAATCGTATATATGCTGACGGAAGAAGCATATGAACTCTTCAAGAACTCATTTAATTTCAGAACCAAATACCTTGTTACAGCATCAGAGCAAATACAAGTTGTCAAATTCCCATTGTGTATCGAAGGACAAACAATCGGGTTTATTGAAAATGCGTATAGCGGCGCTTGCGCCATGTCGCGTCAGTTTCAGATTGGACCGTATAGGGTAGACTTGTGCTTCACGAACGATAAAATCGTTGTAGAATGTGATGAATACGGACATAGCGACAGGTCTGTCGCGGGGGAGGTGGCGAGAGAAGAATTCATTAATAACCGGGGTTACACAATCATACGTTATAATCCGAATAAGCCTGGGTTTGACTTGTCAGATGTGTTGAATGATATAAATATGAGATTGTTCTGAAAGTTGCGTGTTGCTTTTATAATCCAAAAGTAGATTTTATGAAAGCGACTGGTCGGATAGATGTCGCTTTTATAAATGAAAGCGATATTTATGAAAGCTATGTTTAAATTACGCTTGCTTTTATAAACCAAAAGCAAGAAATAGGGTTAAAATGCTAAATTCGTGAAACCGCTCTCATCAATTCGTGAGCGCTTTCCCTCACCACTTACTCTTCTTCACATTAATCTTCGGTCCCTTGCCACTTTTCGCAGCACTAGGGTCATACGACTGCTCTCCTTCGTCGTCAGAGCCGAGATTCTTGGAGATTTCCCAGAATTCCTTACTGCCGAGCTTGAATGGCCCGTGCTGTTGTGCCTTATACCAGAAGATTTGGTCTTGTAATTTGTTGGATTTCGCGTTGTTATTGATGACGAGACACTCGTAATTCTCGGTACACTGGTCCATCACCTGACAAAAGCTCTCAAATGTGGGGAACATACCCGCATAATTGTCGTAGATTCGCTTACGATTCGCAATATATGGTTCACGGAGGATAAAAACGTAGTCGATATTCGTGCGGAGATTTGGAGGGATACCAAGGGGATATTGCATTGTGATGACTAACATGACCTTCCAATGACGCCCGTTCATGAAGAGGAGGCGCATCATCACGTCCTTCGTCCATTTGTTATCATACAGACAATCATCCAATACAACGAACGTCCTCGGGTCAATGGATGACTTCTTATACATATCCTGTTCCTTTTTCACCTGTTTTAGGACTGCCTTTTGACGCTTGAGAATATTCTCAATGATTGCTGTATTATAAGCGTCGTGAATGAATAGTTTTGGGACGTGTGCTGCGAAGAAACCGTTGCCTGCTTCTGTTCCGGAGATGACTGTCCCGATGGGGATATCCTGGTGGTGAAACATCAAGTCCTGAACGAGGAAACTTTTACCGGTATCACGGCGCCCGATGAGAACGATGACTGGGCCTTTGTTTTCATCGGGGCGAAAACTGATCGCCTTCATCTCGAACTTCGCGAGTTCCAAATTCATAGTAGTAATAAAAATGGCATATATTATTTTTATGACATTTTTACGAATGGAATGAATGGAATGAATGGAATGAATGGAATACGGAATACAGAATACGCCCGCCCGTTTAAAATCAATATAAAAGTTCTAGTTATCATTCATATCAGTCATATCAATATAATATTCCAATTCTACATTTAGGAACAATGACGGGCGATTCAGTTGTATCGGCGGTATCGGCGTTCCAAATTCATTACCGTAAACACAAATATACACCGGATACGATAGAGACGGCGTTATTATATGATATTCAAAATTATATACCTATCTATTCGCGATTTTTTGATATTAATGAAAGCAACTATAACGGAATCCAATTGAACCAACGGTATTATTTACAAAATATCATCTCGCACCCGACGCAAACCAACAACAACGACGCAGCCGCCGACGACGACGAGCGCGCTCATTCCCTAAACCATTTAGAAACGATTATTGCGGACGACTGCGGAAATACCACGAATGTCCCAATGTTTGTCAAGTATTCGCCACTTCTTGACCCGATTCGGTATTTGTCGGGGAAATATGATACACAACCGGATAATAAAACGCGCTCACTTCCCAAATACAATTCTACGCCTGAAACGTGTAATGATAAAATACTTAATACAAATAATTCGTCTTATGTTGACGGGTTTTTCTCCTATCTGACGAGTCGCGCACTTCACGCCCACGGAATCGTCCACGGTGTAGATTATTATGGCAGTTATTTGTGTAGACAACGCGAATTTTCCACCAATGTGTTTGATGATATTGATTATCTGGTTGGGTGCTCGTTTTTCAATAGATACGAAAATGAGCTCTTCACGATTGATTATTCACAGTTTGGCGATGACGAATCCGGCGGCGATGGCGGCGGCGGCGGCGATATCTCGGATATCAATA